GTTATTGGCAGAATCGTATGCAACACTGTGACCATATGTATTGGCTAACTGAGATGTTAACTGCCCATATAAAAGACCCCAAACCTTTTTATTGTGACGGTCATTACCAAGTTCCACTTTTGTATTACTATACATTACAGTGTTTATGAAACTAATGTCACCTAAGAAAACAGTATTCGCTTTATTGAATGCACCTTGTGCTAAGGCTGCATTATTTGCTGATAATGAATTGGCAGTATTAGCATTATTAGAAACATTAGTATATAATTCGGTAAAATTATTATTTGTTTTGATAAAAGATGCTCTTAGTGTGTCGCCTTTACCATCGTTTGCTCTAATACCAATATTGATAGTTTGTTTAGCCATTTATTTCTCTCATTTGGGGTTTATTGATTTGCTGCCTTGTTAATTGTCAAAACTTCATTTAGTGTATTGTCGACCTTAGCGTCAACTTTATCAACAGTCATAAAGTCGATATCTGTAGAAACTCTACCAACAGCATCAACTTCAACAAATTTCAATGGGTTCAAGTTATATGAAGTGAAGTTATAATTTGCTAAAGTGTTAATACCGTATATAGGTTTATCGGACACAAAGTTTCCTGTTAGTTGTTTTAATCTCAGTGTGTTATCTATAAATTGAACAACAACACCTGTTGCTGTTGTGTCATCTGATGTATATCCTTGATATACTGTTTCACCAACTTTGTATGTACCAAAACCAGAATCTAGGTTTAAATAAAATTCAACAACATCAGTGTCTGTTATTAAATTGTAAATAGATACGAATGCACGATTGATAACACCAGTTTCGGTTGTTTTTCCAAAAACAAATCCTTTGACTGTAAAATTTAATGTCCAGATTATCATTCTGGTTTCATTTTCTCGGCCACCTTCATAAGTTATTTCATGTGATGTTGAGTTTAAAACCACAGGCACTTCTTTAACGATACCCATTTCAGGAATTAAATTTAATTTAATTGTATAATCTGGTGTAAAATATGGTAATATGTGTTCAATAATTTGTGTGCCATCTTCAATATTTCTTACATAGATGTATAAATTAAAATCAAAATTATATGGCACAGGATTGTATTGTGCAATAACTCCGGTGGCTGTATTTGTTCCTGCAAAATTTTTAATATTTGTATTTTGTTTTCTACTAGAATCGTATGTTAGTCCTGCCATTTCAAAAGACATTCTTGGTAAAGCTATTTGAACTTTTTTATCTAAGTTCAAATCTTCTTCCAAACGCATAACATAACGTTCTTTGCTAGCATATGCAATAGGAACAATAAATCTTTCAGATTCTGTAAGGTCTGGTTTAAATCTGTACAACGTTATGTTGTCGAAA